GCTATAGCTGTAGGAACTAATACATCACCTGTAGGTAATTTATAAGGTGGGAAAGGTGGAGGTAATGTAGGTGCTGGAGGTTCAGCAGTCTCTACAGGTTTTGTACCCTCTGGTTCTTGTAAATCACTCGGAGGTACAACTAAGGGTACATAACTCGGTACGTCAGCAGTAGGTAATGGTATAGATATTGTTTCGATATCTTTTACAGGTGGTATTACTATGCTGGGTATTTCCACTATTCAGCTGCTGGTTTCTCTGCGATTAGTGCTGCTTTATAAGCATTTTTAACATCTGTAGTCCAAGCTGCTGTGCATATTGCTGATACCTCAGCTGGTTGACCTGACAAATCTGTATCTACAAGGTTATCGGAAGCATCTAGTGATCCGGGCCATAATACATATCTATGAAAAGATCTTGTAAGTTCAACACCATCTTTTTTTATGACTGTTGCTTTACGGACTTGAACCGCTTTATGTTGTCCGACAACTTCTATCTTGTCGTATTCTATTGATTCGGCTAATGCCATTAGGATTAATCTCCGATTAAAACAGGTTTAGGCTTAGTTTTAAGACGTAGCTCGGTCTATGTTGCTTCGTAAGAATAGCCAAGACTAACTCTTGTACCGTTGCCACAGTTGTTACCAGTTATTGATGGAGCACCATTATATGTGTGAACAAACAATCCCCATGTAGTGCTAGATGTACTGGCAGACATAGATGCTATAGTTACATTCATTCCTTGCAACTGAGTGCCATTATTCCACATCCAAATGCCGACGTCATTACTACTATGTGAACCTAAAACAAAAGGCCAACCGTCTAGTGCAGCTTGAGATCCACCAATAGAGTTAGTACCAAAATTTGTTTGACCCCAACAGTTAACCCATCTACCTATTTTTGTATAGTTCATCGTTCCACCACCAACTGTGTCACCGCCACTGGTATTACTTAGATTGATTGTAAATGTACCTTCTTCATAGTCATCCAATTTGTGGGCACTATCTGTGCCCCCTACATAAAGTCCCATTATGATACCTCCGTTAAATTAATTTTGTATTTTTTACCACTTCTGTTGTTTAACATAAAAATCTGATCTTCACCTTCCTGTAAAGTCCAGTTACCCCATGTACCATCAACATCGTTGGTATGTCCTTCGTTAGATAAGTGAAGGTCAGTGGTGTAGACGTTTCTCCAACGTAAACTTGAAGTTCCTAAATCTCTTTCGTTATCTGTACCGGGAACAAAATGACCATTGCCATCAAACTCTGCACATTTAACATTACATTCTTCAGCAGTTTTATCACCACTATTAGCAGTATCAGTATAAAAAGCTATAGAACCATAAGATGACCATATTTTTAATTGTTCTGTATTTGCATGGTCATAATGAATCCCTGCCCTTAATTGTCTTGTACCTGTTGCACTGGCTGCATAATGCCACATTAAACCGTAAGATGTATCTGAATCACCAGTAGCTCCGGCATTCCAGTTACCGTTTGTTTGACCAATAGTTACAACGTGGTTATCGAGATAGTTATTACCTTGTGTTCCAGACGCAGCAAATTTTGCTACTTCATGTTCTATGTTAGAGTTTCTAGTACCTGTAAACTGTGTACTACCAACATCTATGCCTTCACTTGAAGTTTGGAAACGCAATCCACCATCATTGTATAACTCTACATCTCCATCACCAGTACATAAAATAGCATTTTCAGTACCACCTTGAACCTTTAATATAATGTCATCTTGAGCTAACAACTGAATGTCATCACCAGTAGTCTGCATAATTATATCGCCATTGTTAGTTGTAATATAATTATTACTACCATCGTGATAAAGCTGGAAATCATCCCCTGCTCCCAGTTTAACTCTGTGGCTGTCAGAGTTTAAATCAATATTCCCAGATACATCTAATTCACCAGTAACACTAGCTCCAGTACTGTGGGTTTCAAATTTACTATTACCAGAAATGTCTTTTAATTTAATGTGAGTAGCATGAATATTAAGGTCTCCTGAGCCATTTTCCAGAATATAGCTATGACCATTAGCTGCGTGAGAAATAGACAATTCATCAGAATCTCCTAATTTTATTTCGGCAGCATCAGGTAAATCTATATGACTTGTAGCTGTTATTTGACCTGTTACGTCAAGACCATTATTAGCATCAAGATTACCTTGTACATCTACCGTTCCATCACCTTGAATAATAAGTCTGTCGGCAGCATTTGTAATATCATATATCTTTAAAAGACCATTATTATTATATATATTATAGTCAGGATTATTAGCGTCATCTATCAATTTAAGGGATGGTTGCCCTCCAGTAATAGTGAGATCGTTAGAAGCTAAAGTTCCAGTTGTAGTTATATTCTGAGATCCAAAGTTAGGAGATATCTTAGTTCCAGCTATATTAGCAGACGAACTAATGTCTGCGTTATCTATTACACCGGCTGGTGCATTAGACAAGTCCTTTCTTAAAAGTTCGTGTCCTCCAGCGGTTGAGCCGTCGTGTACAACAAGTGAATCGTTGTCAGTATTTACAGTAACTTCGCCTTCGGCTCCAGTAAAGCTACTATGTTGCGAGGTTGTTCCTCGTCTTAGTTTTAATAATTTTGCCATTATGCGATTGATCCGAAGTCTAAAGTTAAGTTAGTTGTAGTTATTACGTTGGGTGCAATAGTTTGACCAGATATAAGAGATACTATTTCACTAGCAGTTTGATCTGCTGTAGCTCCAGTTTCTATATTATCTAGTTTAGCACCGTCTACTGAAAGGTCTCTACCATCTACAGTTTGACTACCAGCCATAGTTATGTTACCAGTCATCTGCCCACCATCTTTACGTAATAGATTACTTAGAGCAGTTACACCACCCTGCCATGCAGAGCCATTATAAACTTGTAACTCATTTGTTGAACTATTAAAATATAAATCTCCAGTATCAAGACTAGAAGTAGGAGCAGAAGATGCAATACGATAACGGGCTGCAAAGTTATTTACATCCGCCATATTGCTAGCTACTGTGTTTACATTTGTAATACTACCAGCAGTTGTATTAACATTAGCAATAGAGTTGTTAACTGTATTAACATTTGAAATAGATCCAGCAACTGTATTAATATTACTTATTGCTGCTCCAACTGTTGATACATTACTATTATTATTTGCAACTGTAGTTATATTAGATGAGTTACCAGCTACAGTTGTTACATTAGATGAGTTACCAGCTACCGTAGTTACGTTAGCAGATATACCAGCAACTGTTGTGATGTTGCTAGATATGTCAGCTAGTGTATCCATGTCAGATACTATCGCTGTAGTACCTAAAGTATTCATATCAGCTACAGCATCAGCAGTACCAAGTCTACCTATTTCTGTTGCCTTACCAGCTACCGCACCTATGTCAGTAGCGTCAGCTGCCACAGCAGTAACATTAGAAGCTATGCCTGCAACTGTTGTTACATTAGATGCTATACCAGCTACTGTGTTTAATGATGAATTACCTGTACCTGTTGCGACAGCATTTGTAATTAAACCTAAATCTTCTTGGAAGACTAACTGACCAGCTACAATATTAACATTGTTAAGATCAGATGCGTTAGGTGTTACGTTACTAAAGCCATCACCAGCAGTACCATCATAGACCATCATAACTTTGTTAGATGAACTATCAAACCATAAGTCACCATTTTGTAATGTTGAACTATCAGATCTAGTTGTAGGTGCAGAAGCACTTATTTGGTAACGATCTACAAAGTTATTGATATCAGTTACGTTAGCTCCAGCTGCTGATATATTAACAGCATTGGCAGCTACAGTTGTAACCTCTGTTGCTTTAGGAGTTAATCTATGAAAAGCATATGTATGTAATGTACTTGTTGTTTCTACAATTGCACCAAAGCCTGCTGCAAGAACTGTAGTTCCACAGCCTGTAATAGTAACAGTATTTCCAGTTCCAGCACCGTTTGCAATAGTAACTGTACCACTGCTTGGTGTGCGTGAACTACTTATAGCTTTGATAGATACAAGAGTACCAGCTCCATTGTTTACGTCAGGGTTAGCTGTAGGAAACGATGTCTCATTAGCTATCGGTACAAATCCACCAACGTCATCAACAAGATCAATAACACGAGCGTCTATAGCAGCTGTTGTAGCAACAAAGGCATCAGAGGATGACCATGTAACACCACTAGCTATAGTTTCTGAAGAGTCTTGTCTAAGAAATATACTTTCAGCATTTGTTTTTGTATAATATCTACCATCTAACGTACCAGTTGCTATTTTATCATCTGTAACAGCGTCATCCGCTATGTCAGCTTCTACTATAGTTCCATCTACTATATTAGCACTAGCTACAGTAATATCTGTAGGTAAAGTACCACCGGCTAATTTAGCCATAGTAACAGCATTATCTGCTATTTTACCTTCTACTACTGCAAGATTGACTAACTCAGATGTACCAACAGAACTGTCAGCCATCTTAACATTAGTTACAGCATTAGATGCAATAGCAGCTGATCCAACAGAGTTGTCTACAAGTTCAGCAGCACCGACAGAATCATCTGCCATTTTAGCTTGAGTAACCGCATTGTCTGCTAGCTTACCGTTAGTTACTGCTAAGTTTTGTATTGCATTAGTATCAATAGCATTGTTAGCTACACTGTCTGCATTAACTGCATCAGTTGCTATGTGTTCATTAGCTATAGCATCGTCTGCTATTTTTGTACCATCTACTATGTCAGCTGCTAAATGTTCTCTATCAATAGAACCAGCTGCATAGTGTTCTGAATTTATAGTATCATCTGCAATTTTTGTGCCATCTACAATATCTGCTGCTAAGTGAACACGATCAATAGATCCGTTTACATAGTGTTCAGAGTTTATAACAGCATCATTAATTTTATCACCGTTAATTGCATCATTAGCAATCATAGCTCTAGCAACAGTACCAGTGTCACCTGTAGTAACAACAGTACCTGTTACGTTAGGAAATGTAATTGTTCGATCTGCTGTAGGATCAGCTACTGTTAATGTAGTCTCGTGTGCATCATCTGTTGCACCTTCAAACTTAATAACAGTATCTTCACCCATGTTCA